GCTAAGTCGGAGAAGTTGTCGGATCCTGTCTTCAGGGGTGGTGGGAACGGTCCCGATGCCCACCAGCCTCTCCACCTCTTCCCGGAAGGCTTCTCCGTGAAACAAGGATCGCTTCATCTCTCGAGAGAGGGTAAGTCCCTCCATCATCTTGGATAAATAGTAGGTTGGATAGGACCAGTCGTTTCGTTCAGTCGCTCCCGACGCCCCCGAGGAGATGCTGGAAATCATCTCGTAGAGGCTGGGGGCGTCACTAGTGGTGGAGGGAAACATGCGGGAGATGTATTTAAGAGAAGTCGGCAAGTATGCTCCGTGAAGAATCATCTCTTTCCCATAGGTCAAGAAACAAGTAGAGTTGATACACTCTTCTGGTTTTACCTCTTGTCCTACTCTCTCCCCTACCTCCGCAATGGAGTCAGCCGCCCGGGTAACCAAGCCTTGCACATACGCTTTGCTTTCCTGGGGGGAGAGATCTCTAGGAACATAGATTTCTAGGATGCACACCTGGTTGTCCCCCTGTCCAATGATCCGGTATTGCAACCCCAACGGCCATAAAGCCATATGGATGAGCGCAATGGTGATGGCGGTCCAGAGCTTTTGACAGATTCCCTCAAATCCCCCTAGGTGGTTGTACCAGAGGGTCCGTCCCTCCGGCGGGTTGTGTCGATTAGATTTATCCACAAAGTCGGGGGGATAGTCCGGAAGTCGAAGCATGCACAGGCTTTCCGCAAAGAAATCATGCACCACTGAAAACACCCCGGCTTTTCCATACATTTGATCTAGGCGTCGTCCAATCGGATGGACTGTCTCTTTTCTCCACCGAAGGTTCCACCTCGAAAAATCGATCCCGAGAACGGCTCGCGTCCAGGACCCAGGAGAAGCCCGGGTGGAGTTGAGAAACAGGTCCAGGAGCTCATTTCGAGACAAGGTCATGGTTTGCTCCGGCATGCTGCCGAAGATTCCTTTGGCGATATTGTGCTCAGTTAGCACAAAGAACAAACGCATTTCGAGGACCATCATGGAAAACATCCGCGGTTGTAGTTTCATTTCCCTCTCCTTAGGGCAGACGGTGACGATCTTCCAAGCCC